GCCTGTTCTCCATCGCCACCATCATCTGCTGGTTGGAGTTCTGAAGGACTTCAGCGACTTCCGGAGTGACCTTTACAGTATGGCCCTTCTTGATCTTCGTGCAGTGATCATTCACCCACACTGTTACCTCAGGATCTTCTCCCTCGATGTATGGGATCATGATGCTGACTCTGTTGTCCTCTTCCTTTGCTTCAGGCTTATTAGCCTCTGCTTCAGTTACTTCTACAGGCTTATTAGCCTCTGCTTCAGTTTTCTTTGTAGCCATTATTCGCTCCTTTCATAGAGCAGTCGATTAGTTGGCCTCAGCGTCTGCACCGAAGGATGCTGCCGATTCGATTCTTACCATGTAGGATTCCTCAAGAATCTTCGCAGTTTTATTCAGCTTCCAGCCTACGCTTGAACGCTGGTTGAGCGGGTCTGCTGTTCCGCCACTACCGAGCTGCTTAACGATAGTCTCGATACCACCATTGTTGATGGATGTAACACCGAATGCATTCTCACCAAGAACAAGAGTGCCGTAGATAGGCAGTGTAGAAGGCTTCCAGATCTTGGCCATCGTTGTCTCTACGAAACGAACGCCATACATCTTGCCGATCTCTCCGTTGAAGATCTTTGTGGAGCCTGCATAGTGGTTAGCATCTACCCACTCATCGTCTGCCATCAGATCGTATACTACGTCAGGATGGACGATGGCCACATAGTCTCCGTTGATTGTCTTGGCGTTGACTCTCTTGAGCTTTCTTACAGCCTTCTTGATGTCAGCGATTGTGAGGACATCGGATGCTGTGAGTCCACCGGTTCCTGTTCTCGCTGTCTTGCCACCTGCATAGGATACGTTTGTACCTGCAGCGAGGATGTCTCTTGTGATCTTGTCGGATACCTGACCAGCCTGGGAGCCGAGGATCTTCATGACTTCCTGCATCTGGTTATCATATGCAGTCAGGTTCAGCATGTCGGAGAGAGTGATGTATCCGCCATACTGAGTGACTGTAGCCTGGATAGCAGTTACGCCATAGTTCTGACCGTCAGGAGTGATACCTTCATCGAGGATCATGTTATCCGGAATGGCTGGCAGCGCATTGAATTTTCTGAATTCGATGGTCTTACCATTGCCACCTGGGATAGGTCTCTTCTGACCAAACTGATCGTGGATGAGTTCAGGCTCAGCCAGTCTGATGAGGTTCTTGTCATAGAAGATCTTCATCTCAGGACTGAGGTCCTGGTTGGCTGTATAGTTTCCGCCAACTTTTGTTGTTGCGTTATATCCGCCTGGAGTCTGTCCTGTCCAGTTCGGATTCAATGGTGTGTAACCCTGCTGAGGAGCATCGCCATCAGCGAAAAGGTGGTAATCGAAATTAAAAATACCTTTCATAGTTCTTTCTCCCTTCATCTATGCATCGACATGGACGAGAGAGATTCCGTAGTTTAGAACGAGACTGTCTCGCCCATCGCCACTCTTCTGTTGATCTCGTCAATGTCTTCATCACTTAGTCTTGAAGGATCTGACTTCCGCACTATAGCCGCACCTGGATGTATCGCACCCTCAGCAGGCCGTGAGGCTCTCTGCTGTATCGTGTTGATAACATTCTGTGTCGCTCTCGCTGTAGCATTGGCGTTCGAGCCTGCGAAGATCTCGCTGGCGTGTGTGGCGAGGAAAGCATCCTGCACCGGCACTCCGTTATAGATCATCTTGGCAAAACGCTCATTGCTCTCAAGCTCAAGGCCGAGGTCGAATGCCGGAAAGGCCTGCTGCAGTTCTGCTGCTTCAGACTCCCACTGAGAGAACATCTCATTCTGTCTCTGCTGCTGCTCGTAGGCTTCCGTTATCTGTCTGCCTCGCTCAGCCTCAGCCTTCAGTTTGAGATTCTCCTTGTACTGCTGTACATCGATTCCTTCCTTCTCTGCCTGTGCCTGATAGAAAGCGTCATCGTTTGCTATAGCGTTCTTCAGTCCTTCGTAGTCTCCTGACTTCAGTCCGTAATTCATGAACAGTGGAGAGAGATCTTCCGTGATCTGATCTACTTGGCCCTGTAGATTCTCCTGATTCTTGAATCTGGCCTGTATAGCCTTAGAGACTTCTGCTCCATACAGATCGTGGTACTTGCCACCTTTACCTGTAAGAGCCTTCCATTCTGCGTCCAGGCTCTGTGCCTGTCCGCCATTGTCAGTGCCGACCTGACTTTCTGCTGCCTCGTTGCCCTTGGCCTTGCCGTACTCGACTCTCTCTTTTGCCGGCTCGGATGCAGCTGTTGTGCTGGCTGTCGCTCCATCGCCACCTTCTCCGTTGAAGAGATGGTAGTCATAGAGCCATGTTCTGTTTTCCATAGTGTTCCTTTCTGCCTTATTCCGGTTGGCGATTCCGTATTGATTCACTATCTGTTGCAAGCATAAAAAAATGAGAGGAGATATTCTCCCCCCACTTTTCCGTCCACCGTCTATCCCCAGCCATCCATCCATAAATGCTAATAGATCTTCACATTATCAGGATGGAGTCTGGCCACATTGAGTATCTGCTTGTACACAGTGTCACAAACGTAAAGTGTGTAGTCATCTGTCAGTGGCATGTCTATCCTCACATGCCCTTTGCTGTACTCTGTCGGCTCACAATCTGCCTTGAGGCAGGCCTCTACCATCACATTCGACAACGTTGATATGATCGTGCATACATCGTGATCGTCTGCATGGTTGAGGCATTCGTAGTAGATCCCATTCATAGGATCAGCGTTATACATTACCTTTGTCACCACTTATCACCTACCTTGGCTGAGTAAGATTGGCAGCTCTCAGTCTCGCCTTGGCTGCCTGAGAGTTATCGCCCTTGTCAATGTTCCTTGCTGCTCTGTCTTCCGCAGTGCCTTGGCTCGATCTACCGCCACTACTCTGTGGCTGAGCCTGGGCCATCTGCTGCTGAGTCTCCATAGCAGCCATCTGCTCAGGAGATGTCAGGCCTGCCTGCATGGCCATCGCTGCAATCTGTGGGTCCATCATAGACAGCTGAGTGATGAGCTGCATCGCTGCCTGGAATTGCTGCAGCATTGTAGCGTTCTCCTGTATCTGTTGCTTGATCTTGTCCTTGCCATCGAAGTCCATCATATCTAAGCACACAAGCGCAGGAATCGCTCTCTCCGGCTCAAACAATCCCATGCCATATAATTCCTTGGCTGTCTCGTTTTGTGCGGCTCTGTTGAACGGAGATTGCTTCTCAGCCGTAACATTGATGTCGAATACAGGCCTCACATGTCTCACTGTGCCATCAGGATTCCTTCTATCCTGCTCAACGATATTGGCATTACTAAACTGGATGAAGCGGAGATCTCCGTTACTGTCCTGAGTACGGAAGTCTCTTGGCTCCGAATAGAATTGTCTTATCAGCTCGATGATGATGTAGTACAGTTCACGCTCTGCACGATACATCTCCTTGTTGCAGTCTCTACTGAGTTTAGATCCAGCCTCTTGCAGCGCAGCTATTGCGGATGCTGCTGTGATTCCGCTGGACACTCCGCCCTGGTTGAAGTCTCTGTTACCGGATGTCTCTTTGAGTTCCTCGATCTTATTCATTAGATGGTTCATCGCACCTGACGGAACATCATCGACATCTATCTTCCTGACAGCCTCTCCGAGTTCACCGGCACCTACCTCGACTATCTCTGTATTCCAGTCAGCGAAGTCATCCATGCTGATGTTGGCATTCTTCCTTGCCCAATATCTTGGCCTCGCCTTCATCATGGCATTCTTCAGTATGGCCTGATCGAGTTTGTCGATATCCTTCTGTGTGTTCTTCATGATATCGAGATATCCGAATCCCCAAGGGGAATCCTTGATAGGGAACAGCCTCGCTATCACGAATGGGAATTTGCCATGCTCGTAGAATCCATTCTCATAGCCTTCCTCATTCTCGCTACAGAAGGCCAATTCACTGTTGACGAATATGGCGAGATGCAGCACTGTCTTCGGAACGTCATGGACATGTACCCTTGTAGGCTTGCCCTCTTCATCCACTCCATCCATGTACACAGGGGACAGCACCTGTCTCTTGTAGTACATGTCGACTACTTCACAGCAGTGCGATGTGTCGATGGTGTCATCGTGGATGTATCTCGTGATGCGTCCTGAGTCCTGTGGGCCTATCTTCTTGGCTATCTTAGGCCACTTGGCTCTCGCTACATCGATGTCCTCTATCGTCACATGGAACACCTTGTCGCTATCCTGGATATCAGATATGCCTGGCTGCCAAAAGAGGTTATGCACATCGACATTCGTGATCGCTACATCGCCCAGGCCATCGTGCTTGCTGGTATCCCAGAACACACCTTTGATGGCTGCTCCATCGATACAGAAGTCCCATGCGCTCTGTCTGAATATCTGCTCATAGTCATTCTGTTCAAGTATGGCAGGAATGACATCTGTCAGAAGCTCAGCCTCGATCTCATCGTCTGCTTCACGAGGAAGTACATTAGGCTTAGGGAATGAGTCCATGATATCCGCATGTTTATTCAGGAGCGAGTTCACTGCCCATGCTGAGCCTACCTCAATGCCGGCCTTCTGTGCCTCGTTAGTCTCTCCGCCTATGACCGACCAGTGTCTCAGTCTCCACCATTGCTGGTTCTCTGTGGCCTTTAGATCGACCATCTTCTTGCTGTCTACATAGACTTGATAGTCGGTCAGGGCCTTCTCGATCTGTTCCTTGCCGAAGGTCCTGTGATCGTCAAGGACGAGATCTACGCTCTTCTTGTCTTCATTCACGCTCTGTCTCCTTTCCTTTAACTGTTCAAGATTAGATCAATTAGATCAAACGTCTCGTATTTATCGCCATCCGTCTGCAGGTTGAGAGGATCATCCGGTGGCGGAGTCCATTCAACATCATCAGGCTGCACATTGACTCTCGGTTCGATAAGAAAATGCTGTGCGAGATAACGGAATTCATCATAGTTGTGATCTTCCTGATCGGTATCGACATCTTCGACATTCGTCTCACTGTATACAAGCGCAGGAATGCATCGTATGAAATGCTTACAAGTCTTGAATACCTGGAACATCGGTCTGCCATCGAGATCGAATGCGAGCCTGTAATGGCATTGCATCTTGCCGTGTATCCTTGAGCCTGTTCCTTTTGCGCTCTTGTCGAAGTAAATGCCCTGCTCCTCAAACGCTTCTATGATAGGCACTCCGTTATCCGAAGAGAATATCGCTGAGTCAGCAACACCATATATCTCTTTCCCACTAAGCATCGGATCATCATGCTCTATCTCATATATCTCTCTTGCTGCCTTCTGCGGAGTCCATTTGACACCTACGTTAGGCTCGCCTGTGCATCCATACAGTTCCCTGATACGATACAAGCATCCGCCTGGTGCTACCGCATACCATCCGATAGAGAACGGCTTAGCATATCCCCAGTCCATTGCTCGATATACCGGCCATGTATCAGGAATAGGAAACGGATTCACTACATGAGTCCACAGTCTGTCATCATAGTGCTTCGGATCATTCCGCCACTCGTTGAATACTTGCCCACTAAAGCTGTTCCAATCGCCATAGAGTAGAGCCTTCTTCTCTGCCTCAGGCATCATACCAAGTGAGGCGATGTATCCAGGATCATTGTGTAGTAGTTCCTGATTATCGAATACTGTAGCCGGTACGAATATCCTGTCACGCTTGATGGTGATGTGGTTGCCTTTGTTGTCCTCAACATCGACATTCTCAGTTATCGGAGTCATAGGCGGAGCAGCTGTGATGAATCTGTCCTTTACCCAATTGTGTCCTTTTCCGCCTGGGTTCGTTGTCGCTCTGACATAACATCTTGTCCCTGGACCATTCGGCCTGCATCTTGAATACAGATATGTGTACTCGTCATATTCAAAGTGCGTCAGCTCATCGAATCCGATGAAGTCATACGCCTTACCCTGATAGTTGATCCTGTCCTGCTTATGGTTCATAGAACCGAATACTATCTTTGCCCCTGAAGGGAATGTCCATGTGTGAGTAGTGCTGTTGTACCTCGCACCAGGGATCGCTCTCGGATATATCAGCAAGCTCTTGTCGATAAGTTCTGTGAGCTGCGGATATGTCTTACGCAGGATGAGGCCTTTGTAGTGAGGAATATGCACCTGACGTAGAGCCTCTACCACAAGCGCATCGCTCTTCCCACCACCGGCAGCTCCACCATACAGGCACTCAAACTCAGGCCTCTGCATAAACGCCACTTGCTTTGGTTGTGGCTTCCATATGATGTTCTCACTCATGATCGATCACCTCTGGAATCAGCACCACTCCATACTTGGTGTCATCGTCTGCGCTCATATTCTGGCTTCTGAGAGCATTTCTCTCACGCTCCAAGGCCACTCTCTCTTTTTCGACTTCAAGTCTTCCCTGATCAATCTGATGCCTTTGCAGGTTTTCTACAGTCTGGATTCCTAAGATGGATCTCTTCAGTTCCTCAATCGTTTTTAGGATAGAGACAGCGTCCTTCATTGCTCGCATATCCATCTTGTCGAATGTCTTCTCGTCTGTTGTTGTAATGACTCCTTCTTCATCACTTACTGTTGTGACTACCAGATGCCGATTGAATTGATCAGGATCGTTCTCAAGGACCTTCAGTAGCCGGTCTGAGAAGTTGATAGCAGCTATTAATTCCTGCTCTAATGTATCTGCTTTTTTCTGATGCAGTTTCGTTGCAAGCTCGTTGCAATACTGCTCTCGGTGTTCTTGCTTGGTGGCGAACCAATTATCAGCCTTTGAATGTTGTGCAACAGTCCTGAGAGGCACACCATACTTCTCAGCGACTTTTTTAAGACTTAAGCCAGGATCAGTCACATAATCGGCTTTGATAGTCTCCCAGCTTATGTTTCGCCTACCACCTTTCGGTTTCTTAGGCATAATAAAAGTCTCCTTTCGATATCTGAACGATACCGAAAAGAGACGCTTCATTCTCCCCCCACTACTCAGGCCCCAGGATCATGCTGTCCGGAAACTTGACTGTACCAGGTCTGTACTTGTTACATTCTGATATCTTGCAGCCTCGTGATCTGCCTGTTGCTCCGATGTAGTCACAGCATTCGATGTAGCTGTTCAGCATTCTCCTGTAAGCACAGTCCGGATGCTTACAGTCTTCCATTACTGTTTCCTCTCTCTCCATTTATTGTCCTCTCTTGTAGAATGTAATGTGTAGTTAGCATTATTCATGCCGGAAATGTAAAGTACAGTTATCACTTCCACGAGCAATCCGTCTGTGGAGTATCGGCTGTCACTTCTATTCTTGGTACTTTTTCAAGCATTACTTCTGCAAAGAATTTATTTACTCTTCTGCTCGGCTCTATTCCGTGCCTAAGTTCTTCCTCGCACAGCCAATCAGTTATAACGTCTAACGCATCACCGACTCTGATTAAATCGTTGCGTTCATCTCTCATCACTCGCTCCTTTCTCCGTCAGCGCAGAACCAATCATCTCCCTTGTAACCGATCCGCCACTCGCCCCAATCATCATCCCAATATGAGTGGGAGCAATTTTCCGTGTTTGCTTTGACGCACTCTCCGCAAGTGACAACATCACGCACATACTCGATGTCAAAGTATCTCTGCCCATCTGTGCGTATTACTCTGAACAGCCTGTACTCACTCATCTACTATCACCTCGCCTACCTTCCAGACTTTCTCGTCCTCGTCATAGTATTTGATGGTCTTGGTCTTCAGTTCCTTCAGTGCGTCTTCTCTGCCTTTGTGGTAACCAAGTCCGTAGTATTCTCGTTCTACCCACTCAGGATCTATCTTCTGGCACATGACTGTCACCTTAAAATGGGATCTCATCCTCAGCAGCTGAGAACGAATCCGGAATATCATCAACGTCCATGCTCACCTGAGGAGATGTCTGTGATGCGTTCATTCCTTCTGCATCGAATTCCATGATCATCCACACCTCTCTCTTGAATTGCTGATCGTCCTTCACCCAAGTGTCCAGAGTAGGGAATGCGTTCCTGATATGGATCAGCGTACCATTCGGAACATTGATGCCCTGCCTGAAGCGTACAGGCTGGTAGTGGTTTATCCATCCATCGCCTTCTCTCTTGCTTACCTGAATGGCGTATGACGGATGCTCATACTTGTCCGATCTCCATACCTTTACGCCTCTGCTATCTGTTGTTATCTTGATTCCCATGTTTTTCAATCTCTCCTTCCTCGATTACATCCAGCGTATCTTCCATGAACCAGTATGGTATGCCGTACTTGCTCTTGGCTCCGTACAGCTCGTACACATACTTAGTTTCTGTTCCGCCTCTCTTGGATATCCTCTTCTTTACCACGAACGCCTGGCCTTGTAGTTTGGCCGCAGGATCGTGCTGTTGTTTTCTTGTCTTGAAGTTGACTCTTACTAAGCTGCCTATCTGAATCATGTCCTATACCTCTTCGATGTACAGGCCTTTGTGGGCCATCATCTTGCGCTTGAGCTGATATACCGGATTCTCTCTTGTTGCAGGAGACTTAACGTCCTCGATCACAGTCTCGCCTCGCTCGATGTCGAAATACACAAAATCCGCTTTGTAAAATATCGGTCTCTCACGCTTACCTGTCTTGGCATTGATGAATGATTCCTGAAGTTCGTAGGCTTTCTGTAGTTCCAGGTCCTTTATCTTTCCGGCAGCGAGTAAGAATTTAAGTTCCATGTACCTGGCTCCTTCCTTCTTGGAGTCGAAGGTATAGCCATCAATCTGTACCTTCCTGTTTCCGTACTTCTTCTGTCTCGTTGGCCTGTAGCTCTGTATCCTTCTGTCCATCTTCTGTCTCTGTCTCCTCTCCGTATCTCACTGCCCAATATGGTTCAGGCCAGTTATCATCTTCACTCTTCTCATACACAAGAGCGAAGGCTTTATCCTTTGCCCATGCTGCCACATCGCCCTCAGTAAACTTCTTATCCGGAACATATTCCTCGATCAGGTAGCATATCCGTTGCTCATACATCCTGGATATCTTCTGCACCTGTTCAAAGACTGTCTTCTGAAACGCATCCGTATCGTGATCGAGTTCACGCCATCTCTTGTATACGTCCTTATTCTGCTTGTGCAGGTTGATGTTCTGTGTAGTCAGGCTCTGATTGACAGCTCTGAGTTCATCGATCTTCCTCTGCTGCCTCTCGCATCTCTTCTCGATGCGTCCAAGCCTCGTGCTTACGCTCTTGAGTTCCTTTCTCAGGGCCTCGTTCTCATGGTTCTCCAGTGCCATGTCATCTCCTTTCTCATATCTCTCATACGCCTCTGTCAGGTCTGCAGCGTAGGGACATCTCATCCAGTCCCATTCGTAGCAATACATGTTGGTCCATGCATCCCTTCGCTTCTCGTCCTTGAATCTCCGGAATGCGTCCTCGCATGATATCGTCTTAGGTTTCTCGCCCATGTAGAATGGGCATATAGCTGTGTGACCATAGTTAGGCATAGTCACTTCTCCTTGTATGGCTCTGGTAGTGGCATCCATGCTAAGCCTGAAAATTTATTGCACCAATATCTGACATTATCACCGCTTGAAATGATGATCTTTGCTCCTGATTCAAAATCACCACTCAGCAGTACGAATTCATTAAAAGCAGGCAGTCTCTCTCTGCAAGGTGTCCATCCATCTATTCCAAGAGCCATCTTGTATCCGCACATATTCGTGCTTATCTGTTCGTAATAATCAGCACCACGCAGCCTAATTAGGTAGTCTTTTCCAGGCTCGATCTGATCAAGCATTGCTTCTACCAGATTGCGTTCCATGTTCTTTGTGACATATTCAATAAGTTCTGACCGATCCTTTGTTTTCTCAAGCATGAACTTGTCTATGGTTACATGATTCTTCAGTATCATTTCGCTTCTCCTTGTACTCATCCAATGGACACCATTGCCCTTCTCTTCCTTCTGGCATAATGCACTCTGTTACCTCAGAGCCTGCTACCTGGACGAAAAACACGCAGTCAGCACAGCACTTCGGCATCTCCATATCAATAATAACCATCGCATCACTCCTCGATTATTTCTCCCCATGTCATCTGAATGCCATCCGGATCAGGCTTCTGCTCTATGGCCGGAATATTCCTTTCAGGCTCAACGAAGTCATTCGGATCGTAGCTATCGTTACCCCATTGGTCAGCCATAGCCTTTGCTATACCTGGAAATGTTTTACTTCGTACCATCGCTCTTTCATTAGCAGGGAGTTTCCACGCATCAGCAAACCATTTTGGCTGTCTTTTCTTTTTACCTGTCTTGCCATCGGTCCATTCAAACCATTCAAGTTCAGGCTGCTCCGTTACTATTGGCTTTAGCTGTGGTACGCCTTTAAGCCATAAGCAGGTGCTTTTGTTGTAATTGTCTCCAAATTGCCACGGCTGTATTATCTGATCCGGTTTGCGATACAGTTTAGACATGATACCTATCGGATTCTCTATTACTACCCTTGGTATGTGATCCAAGGCCGTAAACTGCAAGAAGAATCCGATGCCCATTTGTTGTCTTCCATCTCTTTGTTTTTCTTTAAACCAGGCTGCACCGCTAACAGCTAAGTGAGTGCATGGCGGAAACGCCAGTACCATGTCCCAATCCATCTTTAGCAGTTCGGAAACATCGGTCTGTAAATGCCATTCAGGATGACCCCCCCCACATGGAAGAAGGTCACATGAATAGGCTTCATGGCCTCGTTTCCTGAATTCTTTACACACTCTCTGCGATTCCTCGCATGCTACTAAAACTCTCATCTTTCCCTTACCTCTTTGCGCTTCTTTGCTTTTACCTCTCCGGCCATCCTGTGTTAGTCGCATATCCGATAACGTACTCATATGGTTTGCGGATGGCCTTGTGTTTCCTGTTAGCGTCAGCCTGGCACTCATCAATCAGCTCATAGTGGTTCTTGTATAGACGCTTCAGGTCAGATATCTCTCCGTCAGTTAGAAGTTCAAGAAAATCGATGTCCCCTTTACTACTACTACTTATACTATTCTTACCTAACCTATACTGTTCTATGCTGACATCTGACGGACATGTGCCTGACATTTGACTGACATCTGACCGCCAAGTGTACGAACCATTTGGTTTTTCAACGATTTGAGCCTTCTCTTCCAGGCAGGCTGTAGGAGTAAGTCTGTCCTGCCTGATGTAGTTGTTGATCTTCCAATGCTTGATGACGATAACACCATTATCGAATTGCATTAGGTAGTGTTTGCTTATCAATGCCTCAAGGTCCTGAGAGCCAGCATGAGCCTTGAACATCGCAAGGCTCACCTGGTTACAGAATCCTTCGTCATCTGCCGACATGCACAGATGCATATAGAGTGCCTGAGCTGATGCGCTGAGGCTGATAAAGTTATCGTGATCTGTTATTTTCTTTGAAAGCATCCTTCTGTCGGCCATTGTTATTACTTCTCCTCTTCCGCTACCTCAAACGCTGCCGGTATATCATCCGTATCAGCATCAAATGAATCATCGTTATCAACGTAGTCGATGCTTCCGCCTGGCGTGTGCATAACTCCCATGTCGGCCTCGTAGGCCTTCTGGAAGTCGATAGACATAATGCCCCAGCGAGAGATCAAATGTCTCAGCATTGTCTTGATGGCCATGTCATCGAAGTTCTTCTCCCAAAATGTATATCCCTTCTTAGCTCTGTATCCCTGCGAGTATTCCATCGCATGAGCTTCCATCTTCTCTCTCGACCAGTAGATCACCTTCCTGAAGCCATTGAGATATTCGAACATGGCGTAATATCCAATGGTAGGAGCAGCCTCTCTCTCAGCCTCGTCCTCGATAAGATGTACTTCGATCTCTTCATTCAGAGGATCGTACTTGATAAGTTCGCCTTCCTTGATGGCCATAGCGTTCAGTTTCTTATACTGTCCTGAACGGATGGCTAACTGGATATAGCCTTTGTATCCGAGTTGAAACTGTGCCACCTTGCGTCCGAGTTTCCTGTCATTGAATGGAACAAGATAATACTGTCCGAGCTGAGGCGATGGTGAGAGCTGCAGTGTCTCGCCCAGAAGTCCTGCTGAGAGGATGGTCCCAGGATCACACTCTGTGAGTGCAGGATTCGTGGCTACCGCTGATGTGATAGCCGTGATGAATCCATTCGCTCTCTTCGGATCTCCGAGAGTATTGTTGATAAGATTCTTGTAGGCATCCGACTGAATCATCACAGAGAATTTCTGCTGTCCCTTCTTTGCCGGTACCTGTACCTTTTCGTTTACGTTTACGCTGTTATTCATGTTTACTTCTCCTCTCGCACAAGTTTGTAATACTTGTTGAATACTTCAATGATCTCGTCCGCCATTTCTGCTGCCACATACATGTCTTCCTCAGCAAGGTCTCTCACATATGAGACCCTAAACGCAGATAGGCATACTCTCAGAATTGGAGTCCAATCTGGTGAGTTTCCGTTATGAGGAATCATCCCCCCACCATGTGTCCCACGAGCTGTAACAAGCAAATTCTTTGTCAGCGATGCGATTCCGGCAGGTCCCCTAAGGGACTTGATTTCAGCCCGGAGTCTTTTTATCTCCTGCTCTTTCTCTTTAATAAGAGCCGTTGTCTTCTCTCTATAAACCATGTTTACGCTCCTTTACTTATGTTTCATCTTCCTTGTGCGGAAGACTCTGTAACTCCTTGGGTTCTGATACTTCTTCCATAGATCAGGATAGTCATCCTTGAATCTTGTTGAGTCGAAGTAGGATCTGCTCTGCTTCTTCCACGAGACTCCGTACTCGATTCCGTTTCCGATCTCGTTCTTTCCGAGCTTCTGGCATATCCTCGACTTGATCTCTTCGGCCTTGTCCTCATACTCACATGCGAGATCGTTCATGGCCTTGTAGTCAGTGACTAATCTGTCGAGGCCTGCTATGGATATCTCGCTCTCCGGCACTGTGTCAGGATAGATCTCTTTCAGAGTCTCCCATGCTGCCTCAGATCCATCTGCGTCAGGCATCTTCCCCGGCTCAACGTATGTCTTCCAGAAGGAGATTTCCGCCTCTCTCAGCGTTTTAATGAAGTCATCGTCCCTTTTTATCTCGATGACATAAAGTCCTCTCTGAAGGACGAGGATGGCCAAATAGACCATATCGAATCCCATGACCATCATGTAGTGCTGTACTTGGCAATAGTAGTGCGATGGCACATCACCATTGTCGAAGTTATATCCGTGAAATGATCCCATCGTCTTACACTCCAGGCCTGCGTTCTCGCCTACGATCCTTCTGTCGATATTCGCTGTCAGGAATTCGTACTCATCGTCTGCGTACATGAAGAAATCATTCCTTACCTTCTTGCCGGTCTTCTCAGCGAATCTCTCAGCGACATACGCCTCAAGATCTGTGCCAAGCCTCATGGCCTCGCTCGTCTCCTTGTCTTTTGACATGCCGGTCTTGTCGGCATATAATGTCAGGAGAGAACCATACTGGTTCATGTTTACGCACACGGCAGCATCACTGCCACCAATGGATGACTTACGGAGTTCAAGCCACTCATCGTGAGTCATCTTTTTTGTATCTGCTATCTTCTTTGCCATTAGTTCCACTCCTTTGATACTACGTTGAATTTTTCAAGAGCTTTCTCATAATGCCTCTTTGCTGCTTCATATTCCTTGCGAGCTTTAATCACTTCTATCGGACACGCCTCGCATGGTTCCGGAAGTTCTGCCCAGGCAAGGACATTCACACCCTTTTGTGTTTTCCACACAGTCTCAAATTTTCCCTTGTCTTGGTTATACCTGTCATCAAATCTTAGATGCATCACAGTGCCTTTTTCGGTTGTGACTATGTAACAGCCACGCTTTTGTGGATTACCTTCTCTATTAACAAGATGCCACTCTATCGTCCCTGTTAGTTTCTTCTCTTCCATTAGTTTTCTCCTTTACATCATCGGTGAGCTGCTTGCTACAGCTATCACCATTGCGAGGCCAAGTGCTGCATACAGGATGCCAAGCACTATCCATTTGATTGCGTTTATTACCTTGTTCATGCTGTGATCTCCTCTCTTGCGTACTCGATAAAATCTTCCTGCTTTGCTATGCGGATGTCTTCGACTTCCGGCACAGCTCTAAGTTCTTCCACTTCCGCCTGGATTTTCTGCCTCGTCCTTCTGATACTCTCAAAGGATGGAAGGTCTGATCTATCCATCACTTTGCAAAACGGCTCCGAGTATACTCCATAGAATTGCGAGTAGATGTGGAGTATCAGAGATCTGTCAGAGGATCTCGTCTCCGGATAGTGTTCCAGGCAATACCATGTCATCTGTGTGATGTTTGTCAGATTGTCGCTCATGTCACGCCTTCTTTCTTGCTGTAGCGAGGATCGTCATCTCGATGAGCGAGTCCTCAAGTTCATCGATCTTCTGTCTGTCAGTCTCGATATTGAATCTGAGCCTGTCCGCTGTTGCATTTGCTTCGTTGAGATCTGCCTGTGCTTTGCTCAGCTTCATCTCAAGTTCCTTGATGCGGTCCTTGTAGTGTCTTTCCAGAGCCTGGTTCATCGGCTCCGCCATGTCATGCTTACCCATGTGTTCTCCTTTCTACCACTCCTGTGGATAGCAATGGTTGTCAGTGTACTCGTCTTCAAATCCTTCCCAATCGAGTTCGTCTGATGGAGTCCATCCACCTTCATAAATGTCATAATCGTCAAACATTGTTTATCTCCTTTCTGATTCTGTTTACGCTGTGTGCATATGCCTGAATATGAGCAGGGAGTGAAAAAATTACAGGATATTATTTTGAGGTGTTTTAACTATTCCTTATGAAGAGCGAGTAATCTCGCAAGTTGTATTTAGTTGTTGTCGATGTTCCCTGCCCATGTTCAGACATACGCACGAATGTGTTCGGCCTATGCCGGTTCGTTTTTAGCTTCCTTGATCTTGGCGATGATCTCCTTCTGGAATTCAGTTGCCAGCTCATATTTGAGCATGATCGAGACTTCCGGCTGCGGAATGTCAAGCAGCTTTGCAAGTCCAGACTGGCTAAGGCCTGCGTCTACCATCGCTCGCCTGATCCTCAGGTTTGTAGTGTTAGCCATTCGATCCTCCTTTCCCCACAGATTCGTAATAGATGTCACAAGCTCTGCACTCGATGTTCGTGCGCTGGCCTGTCTTACCGCATGTTGCCCATTTCTTCCTGGCATCGATGTTGCCGAAGCGATTCAGATCTCTTATAATAAAAGGACACTCGATGCAGTGTGCTGTGTTGCCTGCAAGTTCATGCACTTCCGCTATGGTCTCAGCCTCTTCATGCACTACCTTGTAGTGAATCCAGAAAACAGATCCATCTCTTTCGTAGGTAGGCTGGAGTTCTGCGAGTCTGTCCATAGCCTCATTGAATGCGGCAGCAGCTTCCTGTGGAGTATCCCCTGTGATCGCTTCCATTCTGTGTTTAGTGATAGTCTTCATCTCTTTTCTCCTAATAAAAAAATCCGCCCATCATCGGACGGATACATTGTAGGAGATTCTCTCCTATCGTGTTATTAAACTATTCTTTTCGTTGTGATTTTAGGAATAGTTCTCCGTCCACTGCTATGGTAACATGATGCACTACCAATTGCAACAAGTTTTTGCATAAATATTTGATAAGTTTTTTATAGGGGCATTCAAGAAGAAAACCGCAGGCGTACCCACTCGTCTGCGGTCTTCCTTTCCTTTTGGAAATGTTTCTAGAGCATCATGCTTGTAGCATATTTGGATTATACCACCATCATCGTGGTTAGTTCAAATACTTCTCAGGATCAACAGGCTTGCCATCCTTGTCGAGGATCTTGAAGTCCAGGTGTGGGCCTGTGGATATTCCTGTCGAGCCTACCTGAGCGATCTGCTGTCCTTGTCCAACAGTATCACCTACCTTTACGTTCCATGCGTACAGATGGTTATAATACGTGACCATGCCGTTATCATGCTTGATACCTACGGAGTTTCCGTATCCGCCATTATTACCGGCATAGATTACTACTCCACCATCAGCTGCGACTACCGGTGTTCCCTGAGATGCTCCGATGTCGATGGCCGGATGGTTAGATGAGGCTCCTGCTGTAGGCGAATTCCTGTAGCCAAAGTGTGATGTGATCACGCCTTCCGTTGGCCATATGAATGTACCCATGCTCTTGAGCTTGTCAGCGTAACGTCCGCCATTCTCTTTATACTTCTTCAGGTCTACCCTGTTCCTGTTTTTCCAGAGCTTATCAAGATCTTCCTGAGTGAGTCCAGCTGCAGCAAGTGGAGTGAGCGATTCCTGTATGAGTCCCTCATCGCCTATCCTCATCGCTACCTTCAGGTCTTTTGCAGTATCGGACTTATAAACCATAGCGGATACATCCTCGTCTGTCATGCCATGCTCTGTCATGAAGTGCCTCATCATGGTCTGTCTCCACTCACCACCTTTAGTCTGATCGTAGTTGATGGTATTCTTGAATTCGGACTTACAGTATTTCAGAATCATCTCATCGAAGTATGCATCGGTATTTCCTGCTCCTGTGTACATGTCTCTGTACTCTTCAAGGACATTCAGTTCGCCCTGGCTGACGAGTTCCTCAACGGATGCCCCTTCCTGCTCCTTGATGTACTCAGACACCTTTTTCCATGTGGCCTTTTCTCTTTCCTCTCCGGTCTTGTCTGCGACACTTTCCGCTATCTTCTCAGCCTCTTCATCATAGCCTTCGATGTATTTCCCTGAAGGCCCTGGAGCCTTGGCCTCGGCATTTGCACCTTCTTCGTTCTCTGTTGATGCAGCCTTAGTCTCGGAGCCTTTGGAAGATGATTTCGATGATGCCTGTTTAGGTTCTTTTGCCACGCCATCAAGTTTCTCGGTTATAGGATCAAGCGTCTCAAGATCAATGCCCAGCCATGCAGCTGCATTCTTCATGCCGGTCAGCATAGTTTTAGTAGGAACGCCTGCGATGTAGCCAAGTCCGTAGACCATGTTCTCCCACCAGGATGCTTTACTCTTAACGTAGCTGTCTCCCATGAGCTGTCTCCATCCTGTGGCGAGATAGTTCCATCCCTGGAGTGCGAGGTTCCTATTCTCCCATCCTTCAAACAAGGAAGCAATGTCTTTCACTACATATATGTTGTTCCAAGGCTTGACGTTGTCCCAGAAGTTCTCGATAGTGTTTACCCACCACAGATGCAGGAATCCCTCGTCATCATCGTCATCGCCATTCGGATTCTTATTTCTTAGCGCATCGATCAGCGCAGCGGACGCTGCCACTGTTCCGGCCTGGAGAAGGAATACCGAGATCGTCCTTCCGAATATCTTCCCTGCTGTCTTCACATCTTTCTGTTTCCAGGCTTCGCTCGCTCTTATCATTCCGTCCTTGAACATATTGAATGTAAGCGTAGGCTCAGCCATGAAAGATGTTGTGAGCTTGTTGAAGAAATCCTTTTTCCTCATAGCGTGTGAGCGATGGAGTGGCGAGTCTACTACCTGTGTAAGGTCTACGATCTCGCTCATCCTTTCGTTGCACATCTCAAAGAATTCATCAGATCCTTCTTTTAAGTCCGGATGCTTGTCCTTTGTCTCTGCCTTGACCATCTGCCATATGGCTGTCCATGTGACGTTATCCAATGCTCCGTACATGTCTGTGGCCTTGTCCTCAAGCCAGTTGCCATTGTTCATCATCAGATCTTCGATAGATTTGCCCATGTTGATATCGTAATATCCCCATGATTTCCACAGAGCGATTGGGCAATGCTCAAACATCTCGTCCATGATTTCCTTCTTGGCAAATGGGATCGCCCCTTTCGCTGTATCCTTGAGGTTTATTCCCTTGATGTATTTCGGATCGATTTCGGCAAAGGCTCGCATGATAGCCGTAGGTTGCTGTGCCGCTACCCTGAAGTTGGCAAATACCGATGCCTTCTTAGCGTTCGCAAGCGATGTGTTGAAGAACGATTCTATTCCTGAAGATGATCCACTTACATTTCCATTGAGGTCTTTCATGAGAGTCATGATAAATGTAGTAGCCTTGGACGAGTATGCATGTGCAAGTGCCTGTTCTACAGAGTATGTGCCTTCCTCTTCTCTCTCTTCCTTGTAGTTGTAGACTTTCATGAAGTCATTCATCGCCTCGGAATAAGAGTTATAAAGGTTCATATTGTTGCAATGCTCTGCTACTACATCAAAGATATCCTCTACCATGATGGCATTCCTGGCGTTTGGCTGTGTGGCCTTAGTGAATCCAAAGTTCCTTATAGCCTGTACAAATTGATTCTCATCAAGGTCTTTTGTAAGGCCAGCCTTATCGGATCTGATTGGGAAGTAGTCCGGTTCCTCAAACAGTTTGATACCGATAACAGACATGGAAGCCTCATTACCCCAGTCTGCCATCTTGGTAGCCATGAGCTGCTGGAGTTTATCTGCTACCTTCACCTGGTCCGGAGTAAGCGCAGCTACGATCTGATTGATATCCGCATCGGTCAGTTTCACAGGAAGATTTGTCTGTGCCTTGTGTTTAAGATCGGATGTTATCTTCGCCTGGAATGATACAGGAGCTACTACGATACCATCTGCTACCATGTGTCCCTTTGCCTGTCTTCTCCTGGCAAGGCAGTAAATACTCATCATCTGTGCCGGTGTGAGGCCTACAGAGCCATTAGTCAGATTGAATGTCTGAGTATAGTTCTCGCTTCTCCATTTAGTAAGTTCACCGGAACCATACTTATTCCAGAGTATTCCTTTCTGATGGTACTCGCCTACGATCTCCTCGATCCATTTGTTGAGCTGATCCTGATTCCTGACATACCTGTCAAAACTTCTGCGGATCTGTTTCCACATGAGGCCAATGCCTGTGCCTTCAGGGTCTACCCTTCTGAACATATATGCAGCAGTCATCTCGTCAAGGTTGATGAGTTTGTCTACTGCTCCAGGAAGGTTCCTGAAGTCTCTGCCGGCTCCGAATATCTTCGCATGTTCAAGAGATGTGTTGTTCTGAGTGTGGCCAATATCTGCAGCCTGCTGTCTCTTCGCTCCTGTCCTTACAGATTCATAGGTATTGAATTCGTGGACAAGGGCCTTCATCAGATTATCGATGCGTTTCAATTCTTCTGCTGAGAGTTCGTCAAGAGTCTTACCTTCTATCGTTCTCGCCTTTGGCTGAGCTGAGTTCTCGCCCAGGAGTTCGTCAATGATATCCGTTATGGAATCATTAATGTGGAAGAGTTCAGAGCTTGCCTCGATCTGTCTGAGCGCAGTCCTGATGGCTGACATCTTGATAGCTGCCTTACTCCTATGGTATGTCTTCGCTTCTCTCTCCTTTGATCTTACAGTCTGGAAGTCGAATGCTGCGAGAAGTCCGGCAAGATCCTTCTTGTACTGCTCAGGAATATGCTTGTCCTTTGTGTTAGTACGGAGTCTGTCAACGAGAGTCTTGTGGCTCTTGGCAATACTCTCAAAGTATTTATCGTGGAGCCTCTTTTCTTTTCTCGCCTCTTCCTTTACCTTCCACTTCGATCTCTCAGCCTTGATGCCTTTGTCTCTTTCCTCTCTCGCTTTTCGGAGTGCTTCCTGATGGTTCAGTTTCATCTCCTTGGTCTTGGCATCAAACTTCGCCTTGTATGTATCTGCAAGCGATCTCACCTCCTGTCCGCCTGCAATAATCTCATAGAGTTCATCAGCGATATCGTAGCAAAGCTCTGTGGCTGCTTCTGAAGAGTACGCCTCTTTGTATGGTTGGATAGACTCAAGCACATGCTCCATCTGAAGAAGCATATCCGGTGGAGTCATGTCTTCCTCTTCCTCGAACCACTCGGGCCATAGATCGCACATCTCCTGGTAGATGGTATCGACATTGGTATCACCCTTGACGAGCTTGATCTTATTCAAGTTGCGTTTGCGGAAAGCATCATAGTCCACATCGCTCCAGTATTCTTCTCCCAGGGATATCCTTGTAGTCCTCAGATAGTCTCTCAGATCTTTATACTGTTTGAACATATCGTCCTGAATGAATTCCACATTCTCTATCATCCTCTGTGCTGAGTGATAAAGGAGTGCTGATGCTACGTCTGTTCTGTCCTGCTTCATGAGTTGGAATGCAATCCTCGCATCGATCAGAGTCTTATTGACTATCTCTGTCTTATACTGTGCTGATGTATCCGAGTTATTCATCACGCCCTTTACGAGATTGCGGATATCCGTTCTAACAGATGAGACTTTAAGCACTTCGCCTTCAGTAGTCCATCTGTCCTGCCACTTCGCATTAAGGTTGTTGTAGAAATCAGCTTTGCTCTTCGCCACTCTTACAGCATCCTCTTCAAGCACAGGATCGTTGTACACTCTCGGCTCCCACGCTTTAAGGCTGGAGTAGAATTTGCTCACTCGCTCTTCGTCAAATGGTTTCGATAGCATGTTATCAGTAAACTTGCTTTCATCGAGCATCATTTCATACTTCGCAAGTTCCTCAAACGAATCATCGATAGAGTCCTCATATGCGATGTCGCTCATAGTTTCATCTTCAGGTGGAATGCTGTACCTGATATCCGGATTCTCGGATGGATTCTCGTTGCGTGTGTCCTTTACCTGGTTCGATGAGAAGGCAATGTATACATCTGCAGGAGCCAGCCCATATCCATAGTCACCATAGTCCACTACGTTCTTGATTATGACTCCGTCATAGCCATCGTTTTGAGCCATCTCTGCGATTTGCCTTGTATTGTATGTAGTGCCATACAGCGTGATTTCTTTTTCAGTGTCCTCGCTCTCAAATTTGTAAGAGCCATCCATTGGCTCTTCTTCAGCAGCGGACATCATTTCTGCAAAAGCTGATACAGTCAATCCGTTAGATTTTACATACTCCTCTATCTCTTTCCTTGGATACCATTCAATATCGTTAGGCTCAGGAGAGGGGTTGTTAAAATTGTTCTCAATCGATTTCTCTGCCCACTCTCCTGCATCATCTTGCTGTTCCCATTTAAGGCTAAGATTATACCCATAAAGGAGAGGATCGCCTTCTTCCGTATCTCCCCATTCTGGCTGCAAGTACAGGTATGGGTTCCTTATCTTTGTTTCATTTCCACCATATGGTACGCTCTCCCAAAATTCTCCATGTGCATCTATTATTAGAGGATTTACAAGATTGAGATATTCTGTATATGTTCCGACTGGATTAGGAACATCCATAGTGTATGTAAGGTCTGCTTCCCACGCATTGTTAAAGACTTCCCACGCTGCTCCCGCTTTCCCTGCAGTTCTGTTCTCAAGGTCTTTTATAACAGCCTCATCTTCATAACCTGCATCCTCAAGCAATGGCAGTATCTGAGCAGCTACTTCAACAAAATCGTCACCTTGAGCGACTACGTTCCCGTCTCTGTCATTGACAATAATGTTTTTCACATTATTGAGAATATCTCTCTCAGCTTCATCACTTGTGAATTCAGGTAGATCGTAGACTGAGTCAATTTGTTTAACGCTTGGTTCATATGGGTTTATATCTGCTGTCCTCTGGCCATCCCCCTTTGAATAGCTCTCGCTCATTCTCCTGTAGTTTGTGAAGAACAGACTCCTTTGATCGTCTGATCTCATTGGATCAAAGATAGTAAATCCGCCTGTTCTTGTAGTGTGATACACCGGCACAAGTCTTCCCTGCTCGTCTCTCGCCTGGGAGTTCTTGAAGTATTCCATCTGCCCATCGGTAAGGATGTTGCCATCGCTGTCCTGTGTAGGCAGGCTGTAGCGGATATCGTCGTTGTTCGGATCGAATCTCTCGGAGAGAGGGATCACGCTTCCGTCTTCGGCATAGGTGACTGGGTCAAGAGACTTCACGTTTTTAGATGGATTTAAGGAAACTATTACATCTGATCGTCCTGCATTGCCGTAGTCTCCGCCTTCTACGATATCCTCGAACTTTATTGTTGAGTAGCCCGCCTTGTTTGCCATCCACACAAGTTGATCGGTTGCCGCAAGACCTCTTTCAAGCGTTTCCTTGTCGGCATATTCTTTCAATTCGTCAGGAATTTTTATATTAGAATAATATGCCCCTCCACCTTTGATTGTGATCATATTCTCCGGCTTGAGTGCAAGAGCGTATACGCCTCGACCATCCACGCCGCCTACATAAGCCTTTGCCAAGTCTATGACTTCGTCTCTTGTTGCGATATGGGCGTTAGGTGCGTAACTACCGATGGAGTTAAACTCGGAGTGGAAGAACGTTTCACCGTTCTTCATCCTTTCGTACATATCGTTTACCGCTTTCCTCTGGGCTTCACGCTTTGCTGTATACTCTTCTGGAAGATTATATTTCTTTATTGCATCTTCCGATAACGGAGCGAGACTTTTGAGCTCGTTTTCGAAGTCCTCTTCTGTAGCGATGCGTTCTATGTTCCACCCAGAGTTTTCATTGATATGCTCGATCAATTGCTTGTCAGACGCCTTGTCGGGATCGAGCTCGCCCGCAATGTTTCTCAGGTTTCCACCGCCGGCGAACTGTCCTGCTGTGCCGATTCTGTTTGTTGTGAAGAGACCGTAGTCATCGATAAATCTTGTGGTCCCAAAATTGTATGTACCGTGGTAGACGTGTTCTGTATACCCTGCCCTCTTCGCAGCCTCATCAACGAGCCTCTGCGCTTCGTCCATGTAGCCGGAGTTGACTGCGGACATGTACTCGGCATCCATCTCAGGAGATATGGAGAATTTCGCTGCAAGTTTTTCGCTTGTAGCACTCTGCTCTGTGAGAACACCTTCATCCATCATCTTCTGAATCTCGTCAACGATACCGCCAATCTCTTCGGATCTCTTCGCCTCAAGTTCTGTATCCTCGGAAAGGCCCTGCTCGATCAGAGACTTCATGCTTCCGAATGCGGAATCCTCTGTAGGGAAGTTCATCTTCACATCGCCCTGTGGCTTGAAGTTGCCTTCGTTATCAAGAAGCGCAAAGTCCTCAAGCATCTTGTAGTATCCTGGATTGATAACAGGATTGCCTTCCTCGTCTCGGACTATCTCGCCATCGATCTTGTTCCCTTCTCTCTGATAAAGGAATTGCGAGAATTTCGGAGTATAGTTCTTGCTCTCGCACCATTCGACATATTCCTTTACAAGGCCCTGCATATCGCCCCACTGGTCTTTAGGCTTCATCTCGCCCTTCTTCTCGCCTCTTGTGTAGTGAGTGAGAGCGAAGAGTTTTCTGTCCCAAGGGAAGTCCTTCTTAACAGTCTTGCCTTCTGCGTCCTTTGTGTTCTGGAAGTTTGTGTAGTCCGTAAAGCGATCCACATTTGTCATGGCTGCTACGATAGGATTCAGCGATGACTTGTGATATGGGATCACCATCTGAATCTTCGGATCAGCAAGCATCTTCATTATCTGCTCATCGGAAATACCTACGGCAATAGTTCCGCAGTTTTCTTTGTAGCCTTCCGCTTCCTGAATCTTCATGGCCTCATCAAATGGGAAAGTGCCTTCTTCATTCCATATATAGTTGCCATCCGCATCAAGTCCTGGAGCAATGCCATCCGCTACTACATCAGGAACAAGCGAAAGATTTATCTTAGTTCCGGTCAATCCGAATTGCAAAGCGAAAAGCACTTCCTTTGTGTATGCGTGTGCAGGGAGTCTCTTCGCTGCAAGATCGCCTATCACCTGGACGTAGTCGAATACCATCCTCGGAACATAGTCAGAGAATGATTGTATCCTGACACCGCTGACATCGTATGCCTTCTGTCTGTCGAATGCCTTTGAGTTGATTATCTCATTGAGATACTGGACATCTCCAAAGGAAGACTTCGCTCCGCCTGTTCCCTTCTTGGAGTTGTATACCTTCTCAAGTTCAGGATTCTCGATGTGCATATTCTCAAAGCCTGTGGATGCCATCATATCGCCCACACGCATGAGCTTGCGCTGTTCCGGATTGTTCAGTATGAGCCTCGCTGCCTTCGCCTCGGCAGTCTGCTTCAGTTTGCCATCTTTCTTCTCGTTAGCAATTTTCTTGATGTACGAAAGATCAAGTTCCGAATCATCCATCGTATGGATGCCATTAGGAACATCTTTCACTTCATCATCCCTTCCGAAGTTGAAGTAAGCGATCTTATCCTTGTTTTTGTACATGGATTCGACAAGGCCGTTCCACATATCTGTGAACGTCTTGGCTGTCTGCTGTTGTCTGTACCTTCTCGCTTCTACAAAACAAAGCGCACATGCAGCTTCAAATCCATGCTCTCGGATCAGGTTGTTGATGTTAACTACAAGAGCCGCACTCTCATCCTTGTTCAAGTCAAGTTCCGGAAGTTCAAACATTCCTCTGCGGATCATCTCTCTGAAGACAGCGTCCAGTGTTCTCCTCTTCTTGCATATTGTCGAGAAGTCGATATTCATCTTGTATTCAGAGTTCTTCTTGATGGCTGAGAATACTGGTTTGCCCTTATCGTCTTTAACCACATTCGCATAAGACCATGCTGTGAACGGAGCAAACCTGCCACTATCAGCAAACTCCTTGCTGATCTTGTAGATGGTCTCCATCTCTCGCATCATGTCATCTGCTTCCTTCTGCGAGAGTTCACCATCCGCTACCATCTTGTCCAGATACTTCTGATATATTTCTCTTCCTTTCTCATCGAAGGAAGAAATGGAAAATCTGACAGATCCATTGTCATGGAATTCTGCCACCATATCTCCGGCATCGTTCTCGACTGTAGCATTGTGCATATCAAGGTCTTCGATAGGAGTGTTCTCGCTGATGGAGTACCTTGCTGTGTCCTCTTCTGCGACAGAGTTCCTTGTCTCTTCAAATACCTTGTCCTGCCACTCGACAAGTCCTACAGCAGCCTTGTTCTTTGCCGCCTCAGTGTATGCATCGAGCCACAGCTTCTCAGCCTCTTCCATGATTCCAAGTTCATTGAAGATAGCATCCATCTGAGTCTTGCTGTTTGCATAGTTTCCGGAAGAGAATATCTGCCTCAGTTTACGAAGCAAGTTCTTGATCGCACTAAGTACAGCCTTAGCGAGCGATGGATCTTTCTTGGATACCTGCTCAGCAAAGTTCCTGTCCATCAGGAATTCATGTGTGGAGTCTGCGATGATCTCCTCAAGAGCTTCCTCTTCAGTAAGTGTCTGTCCAGCGTCTTCGTATGTCTTGATCTTCCTTGCTATCCTGTCCAGCATCTCCTCAGGATTAGCCTTGAACCATTCTTCACGAACAAGATTCTCCAGAGCCTTGTACTGCTCAGGAGCATACTGTTTCAGATGGTGCGTAACTTCGTGCATGAAGATGAATCCCAGATTCTCCTCAAAGGTTGAATTCACATTGATGTAGATATCGCCCTTGACGTACTGGCCATTAGCCTGTCTACCTGTGTCCTTGCCATCCTTGTCTTTTATCGGAAGATCGTCCACGATGTAGATATCGATGCCAAGGCTCTCAGCGATTCCTCTGAATACTTCTGTCTCTGAGCTGCCTGGAGTCTCCTCTGTCTCGATGAAGAGGTTCCCCTTGGTAGGATCTACTCTGCCTGCATTCTTGGACATGGCCTCGCCTACCTTTGTCTGAAGGCCAAGCACCTTATCGTTTGCTGCCTGCCTGTCAGCAAGGCCTGCGTCATACAGTGTCCTCAGCTTTTCCTCAGGAATCGTAGAGAATTGTGATGTGATCGAGTCTTTAGCATCTTCCCAGGATACGCCAAGGTTGAGCGCACTCTGATAAACGTAGTCAGACACAGCAGTCATGGTCCTGTACTGCATAGTGTCTCTCTCGTCTACATCATTGAGGACGAGCTGTGCAGCTACTCCGCCTTTGGCTCCCATCCTCGCTGTTACCTGTCTGAGAGTCTCGCCCTTGGTTACATCTTTCCAGTTGGCTGTCTCTGTCTCAGCCATCTTGACAAGATTATCTGTAGCCATAGCAAAGAGCGCATCCTTTGTGGCTGCGTTCGTCTTAGGGATATTGATGCTCCCATCTCTATTCTTTACCTCGTACTGCTTGAGATCGATGCCGGTCTCTGCCTTGAATGCATCCTTTATAGTCTCGTCTGCTACGATGGTGTTAGCATCGTCAACAGTAAAGGCTCCTGTCTTGAAGCCTGCTATCGCTCTCGCTCCGTAGGTCTTGTCGATATCGGTCAGCGATTCTTTTGTATCGACATGATCAAGCGTCTTGCTCGCACTCTCAGCAGCCTCGTTGTAGGCTATTCTCGTAGCCTTCTCCATGCTCGTG